ATCGGAGTATCCTCTCTGTGCGTCGATAGCAACAGGGGAAAGGGATTAACCCTTAAAAAATGCGGAACATAAGGAGTGCTCCGCACTCTTTACTTTTAATTAGTCGTCCGCCCGACCCGAAATTAATCGGCACTATGAAAGAAAAATTTTCAAGAATTTGATAAAATAAAGAAAAACTTTCATAATGGAAATAGGGTTTTAAATACATAAAACCTAAAAAATGTTTACTTTTTAAAAGAAAAGTAAAAACTTTAAAACTAAGCTTTGTCAACCCAAAATGGTGCACCCTGAAATCTCAAAAATGAAAAATCATCACCAGCTGATGAAAAAAGAATACTTGTAACATCAGGTGCACTTGATGTAAAATGGTATGTGACCCTAGCTTGTTGTTCTTCTCTTTGAAAAACTGGATGAACTTTATTGATATAATCAATATTTAAAATATTAGAAAAATGAAATAAATTTTGACTATAATAAGGAAGTTCAAACTCAATACCACCATTAGTATCAAGATGATATAGGGATCCACCAGTTAGAAAGTTCATAGCATCCTCAGAGAAACTCGAAAGTGTATAATTCATTAAAGGAAATGAATATCTACGATTTACCATAACATAAGGATGAAGCTCATCAGTTTGCACAGGAACTAATCTATGACGATAACCTCCTTTACAAAACATATATCCCAATCTCAAATAATTAAATAAACAAGGTTTGCCTGGAGTAGCAGTAACACTTGTACCAGCTATATGAGGAATCTCGAATGAATCAAAACATGGATACATAGGAATGATAAGAGATTGTTTAGTTGCTGAATGAGATAGAGTATCATAAAAAGTTAAATTGTCTCTCTTCAACAGTGCTCTAAAACTCTCTATCTTTTCACCAAAATAATGTTTAAAAATGTTATTGTTGGATGGTATGCAATCATTTATAAGAACATGGTTATCATCTGTTTTAACACCACCTATAGTAAAGAAAGAATTATATAAATCTGATGACTGTTTAGGTTGTGATTCGGCAGTAAATTGACGATTAACTGCAGGAAAATCAGGTACAGCTAACTCCATATCATTGGAATAAGTGTAACACTCAATATAAACAGCATCACTTGCAGAACCTGGAGATACTAATGTAGTAAAAGGTCTAATATATAAATTTCCTATAGATCTACTCTCCTCCCATAAAGTCTTAAAAAGTGATAAATCAGATGTATCATAGTCTCTTTTTTTCATAGTAACTCTACTACCCCAACTTGCTTCTCTATCCTTAAGTCTACCAAAAGCTACATCTTTGGAAAATCCAATATCTATAGTGATTTCTTTGTCCTCAGCAATATCCAATATATAAATATGTTGTTGATTTAAATCACTAACGCCAGTATTTATTAATGCTCCCATAAGAGCATTAGGTTCGAAAATAAACATAAGCTTTCCTGATTGAAAAGTAGAAGCAACAATAGAAAATCTAAAAGATATCGTTCCACGCCAGTATGTAAATGGCATTGAAGCATAACACAAAGATGTTGGTTGAATCATAGTATCACCATTTACCACTATATTTGAATAATTTAGAGGAGTAACTGGTATGACACCCAAAGTTGTAGTACGGGGAACATCATCTTTATCCCAAGTAAAACGCTTAAAATAAGACTCACGACTTGTTAAATATTTGAAAGCCATATTATCAACACCAGTAGCATCATGATCCATTTCCACAGTAATTGATTGTTTAGGATCACACGTAAATTTGTGGCTAGTATCTTTTCCTTCTAAATAAGAAGAATTAACATAAGGAACATTTTTAACAAAAGTAGTAGGATCTATTAAATTTGGTTTTGAAAAACCAAAAAATTTTAACACACGGGATGATGCTCCAGCTACGAGTGAAGCTGCTTGTGCAGCATCACCAATGACTGGAATATCTGAAGCTTTTTCTGCGATATTAGAAACGGCAGATGCTATCTTCGAAGCCGGACCTGCGTCGTTGAATTCATCAGAAACTTGACTCGATACTGCATTGGCAACTGAATTTAAAACAGAGTTATTATTAACTTTGTCTCTAACTGAATCAAAAGTAGAAGGTTGAGACTCTGCAGTAATGTTAATATCTGTTGCAGTATAAACACCTAACTTTGGATTTTCACACCAAGCATAAATTTGAATTTTAACATCAGAAGTGTAATCTGCATTTGCACTAGTTAATAAAGTATTCATCATAATATATAAGTAGGTAAGATCTTTAAGATCATCAAAAGAAGTACTATTAGTGATGAGTGTACCAGCATCATTAAAAAGACGAGCATACTGTTTAGGCAAAAGCATGGGTATAGTAAATTCAACAGAATCATCTACTCCTAATTTCATAACAGCATGTTCAGGTGACTGTGACAAATAATTTAATAAACAATCTTTAGTACTATTGTGCGTACTAGGAGATGTAAGATTATAGCGCGCATCTTGTTCAAATAAAATTTTGTTCATTAAAGGATATGGTTGATTTGAAATCATCAAAGTACCATAATGAAATTTTGTTGATGATAAAGTTACACGTATACGCATATCTGAATGAAAATAAGCATAATGAGAAAGTTTAGCGCGGATAGTAGGATCCTTTGACCAAATGTCATATACATCAATAGCAGCACTAAATGGATCAGTAGTAATAGTTCCATCATAAATTAATACAGGTCGTTTCAAAAACTGATTAACATCAGCATTTTTCACACCAGAATCAATAAGGGAATCATTTGGAGAAGTGTTAATGACATCAAAAACATCATTTGTAGTAAGCCCCTCTGGATTTGATTCTGAAGAAAATGAGCGTTGTGTATGGAACAATTGACTATCAATAGACCCAAGATTTGCAGTTGAAATACTGTGATCTCTGCATATCTTCTCTCGTTTATATTTCCTAAATTCAAGAAGTTTTTTAGTCTCCTCCAAATCATACGCATCTGAAAGCTCTTTAATTTCGGCAGAAACTTTTTGTTTAGTTTTTGGACAATTAATGTCCTTTTTGGAAATAATTTCCATAATTTCTTTATATGTTTTCCCGACTCGGTATTTTTAAATAACAATTGAGTCAAACTGCTATTCTATGGATGAACTATTCTTCCTATTCTCAGGGGATTGCCCCGAGTTGTATGGTGGCGATGAAGTAGTTATAGTAATCCTAAATAGGACTCCACCAGACGTCAAAATTCCTGCAAATAAATACACTTTACATCCAATCAAGTGTGTATAATTATTCAGTATATTACTTTTGACCAAAGACAAATTGTTTTACGGCACAATCTCATTTTGTATAAGCCATCAGCTCTTAAAGATATGCTTCAAGCAGTTGTTCTGCTGTAGGAAATATCTTCTCAGCTTCCTCTCGTATGTACGTAGTCTTAGCACATACAACTTTTAAAAATTTGAATCTGTAATGATTATATTGATTAACTGAATCACAATAAAAAAATAATTCTCTCAAAACAGATATCATTGTTTCTACTGTCTGCGTTTCCACAGACACTTCCGTTGATGGTAAAACGTATGTCAAACTTTTAACCATCGAATCCTTATCCAAAACAGCAACTTTTCTATTTAAAAGTTTTGAATCTTTGAAAGTTCGTTTTAAAAAAGAAATATGATTAATATCCTTAAATGGATACAAAACTTTTGTTTTTTCAGTTGACGTAAATTCCATACCAAAAACACGCGATACAAAATGAGCATATGTAACATTGTTAAAATTAGAACTAATGCATGATTTTACACCACAAAGCATATCATCTCCATAAGTTATAGGTAAAAATAATTTAAAGAAATCAGCGGGTTCAAAATCAGTTCGAACATTACAATCCATGCCTTCGCCAAACTTTGTACACATCTGAATGAATGAAAATACCAATAAGGCTAAACCTCGTAATGAATTATCTTCGGCAGTAGCATACTTGCCTGATGGTTGAAAACCAGGAGCAACAAAAATATTCCCTTCCATACATATGGTTGGATATAAATTGTCGGTAAGAATGCCTTTTACAATTTTAAGAGCATCATCATTGTAACCAAATGATTTTAATACTTCATAGACTATTGAATTAGCAATAAGACCTATCCCCACAGGCATACTTGTATCATAACCACCATAATCACCTTCCATTACAAAATTTGAAAAAGAACTCAACTTGGCATAGATATCACCAGCTTCAGAAGAATGCATATTAATTCCAACTTTTGTGCAAAATATATCACGATGTTCACACATAAGTGAATAAAAAGGCATCAAATACATTCTATTAACTAATGTCATGTCATAAGAAGACATAGCAAAAACTCTAGTTTTACCAATTTGAACTTTGTCGTAGGAACGTGGTTCATCTTTCAATTGTGCACCAACTAGAGAATAGCTATTCTCACCTTTTAAATATGCTGAAATAGTCTCCATCACTTGTTCTTTAACTATAAAATTAGGAACTTTACCATCTTTTTTGAAAGGAAGTTCCACGTTACTGCAGTACTTCTCTTTTTTCCCTGGAAGTAATACGCCACCAGACGTACTGCACTTCATAGATCTTATATAAAAGTTTTCAGGAAAACCATTTTGAGCAATATCAAAGGAAAATGGATGTAAATTATCAATACCTACTTCTTTAAGAGATTTAATCAGATAAGAACTAATAACTTCAATGGTTTTATCCATTATAGTACGATCTATATCACTCTTAACAATACCCACTTTTTTAACAAAATTATTTAAAGGAGCAATATATTGACCATTTATGCGAGAAAATTTCATTAAAGGTGGTAAATACTTAAGATTGCCATCAGATCTGTAAGGACTCAAATCAATAAGATACTCTATTTTATCAATTAACTCAGTTCTCTGAAGTCTACTTATTGGTGTTATATTGGGAAAGTTTGTCATATGACCAATAAAATTAAGTCCCGGAGTGTTTTCAAAAAGTAAAGGACTTCTACGAGATATTTGTTCTAAAGTAGAACCAGCTTTAAGTCTAATCGCACCTTCTGATACAATATTCATAATTCCATGATTACTATTACGAGCAATTGCATCAACAATTGAATCTTTATTTAACACATCTCCAAAGCAAAACTGGCCACCATCTTCTCCAGCGCTGTGAATGCCCAACAAGAATGTTTGTCGCTGAAGAACAGCAACAATGGGTAATCCACAATCACCATCTTTATGATCATGTTTAATATACGTAAGTGGTTGTTTTAAAATAAATGGTTGGACACCATTTACGGGATAAGCAGCTTGTGCTTGGTGAAGAGTAATAGTATGGGATCCTAAAAAGCCAGGAAATGATTTATTCATTCCTTTAAAGTTACATAAATAAGGAGTAATGTCTCTAAATAGTGTGCCAAAAACACGAATTATTACAGAGTCAGTACCAACAGGAATAACATAATCATAATCTACATCAAAATATTTAACATTATTTGCCTTAGGACCATTTGAAATCGCCACTCGTACACAAGTTTTATTAGCAAAAGTATGGTTATTTAACAAAATAAAATCACCACATAAGCCAATTCCATGAGCTTTGCCACATTTTCCATCTTTATATTGGTAAGCAACAAAACGAACATTTTTCATAATTGCAGAGTGTATTTGTTCTGGATTATTAAGGCGCATATGATCAACAACATATCGCGGAGTAGTCTGTTCAACAACATCATAATTTTTATCATCGTCACCCTTCTTTTTAGGTAATGGAAATGCACATGCTGTTAAACTTTCTACTTTTTGTAAATGTTCATCAATATTATCAGGTGTAAAAGTATTACTACTTTCGATGATTTCACTTTCACTTTTAAAAGTAACAGTACGCAACAATTTTAAGAACGAAAAAAAAATTTTTAAAAGAGAAATGGATATTATAAAAATAAATAAACCTGATATATATATTGGAAAAATATCATATTTTATAAAATCTTTTTCTTCTTCAAATTCAGGATCAGAAATTATCTTACTTTTGCTCCATCTCCACATATAAGAACAGATACGTTTACACTTAATCTTATAACTTTCTATCTTATAATCTATTTGATGTCTGATATATGTGGCAGGATTAAAACCTAGCGCATATAACATGAAAAAAACCTTAAAAGATAAAATACCATACATATATTTAACGAAGCCTTGAAACATAAAATACAGAACAATGAAAGGAATAATTAGAGGGAAAAAGAAAGAAGATATACATAATATGATTAGTTTATAATCATGTTTTGGATCAAAGTATAATCCCTCACTTTTAATAGATTCAGGAAGATATTTATCAATTGTTTCATTAATAGCATTTTTAAACTTAACTTGGGCTTGATCATGTTCCTCAAACAATCTCATGAACAGGGAACTCAGATCAAAAATATCCATTGTGATTTGACCATTCTTGTTCTTATAATAAACTATAGTACTTTCTTTCAAATTTTTAGGATCTTGTCTATAAACTCTAAAATTCCATAAATCCATCTTATTAGCAATTCCTTCTACCTTATCAGTATCTAGTGCATTACTATTCTCCTTACGATATTCTGAACGAACTTCTGCTTCAACATAAACAAATCGCCTTCTAATAGCAGCTGGATTATTATTTGTTACTTCAAGATTCATTGCTGGGTCATTACAATCTATTGTTAATAACTCAGGCATAATCAAACATTTACCTTTCTCTTCAGCTCTAGATTTCTCTGCAGAAAAAGGTTGTGAGTCTGAAACCATCAATAATTCATCAACAGTTTCATCTCCTTTATTCTTAGCAATATTTTTTGATACTGATCCAATCTCAGGATAATGAATAATTGGTTGAACAAGTGGATCATGATTATCCCAATAACTAGACTTCGGATTTCTGTCATAAACTAAATCTTTAGAGTAAACATAGCCCTTATGTTTACAAAATAACTTATAAAAATGAGTTAACATTGAAGATTTACCAATTTGTGGTGGACCATAAATCACCACACCAAATGGTGCAACACGTGACTTAGTTTGCATTTTAAACAAAATATCATTAGCTATACTTTTTAAAAGGTATAATCTGGCGTCAAAAGTACCTTTTGTTTTTTGGCGTCGTTTAATGTCATCGCCCTCAATAATTTTCTTCTTAATTTTATCAATAAAGACTTTAGCACTTACGCGATTTTTCATAAATTCTTTATCAACAAAATTCAAATCATCTCCTAAATAAACTGTCTCTGCCTCCAATGTTAATTCATAAGAACTTTCAATAAAAGACAATTCAGCATCACGCCTTTTTAAGGCACCCATAAAAGATCCTGTATAATAAACATCTCTACAAAAATTTATCATATTGTCAATGCTTTCGCAGATATTATATGAAAAATCTAATAAAGAAATCTTATTGGGAGGACCTAACATTTTAATAAATTTAATTGATGTTTCTTTTTTAAAAAATTTTAATCCAACTAAATTTAAAACAAGAGTTCGTAGAGATTGAACTACTTTTGCAGAAAGAATAATATCAAAAAACCTTTTTAGGGAAAAATCTTCTTTCACAAAATAAGATTCGGATCTCATTT